CACCCCTCCGGCACCAAAGGTGCCTTCACCCCCTGCTCCGAAGGAGAAGCCCGTGACCACCGGCAGCCCGATTGCTGACGCAATCACCACCACCATCGACTCCGTCGTCGGTGACCGCATCTCTGCTCTCGAAGAGAGCATGGCTGACACCATCAGCAAGCTCGGTGCAACCTCCGGTTGCAAGCCCGTGCAGTTCAACTTCCCCGATCGTGACTCCGTCACTATCGACGACGTGACCCACGAAGTCCTTCCCGACCTTGTCGGCGCCGTCTCCGCTGGCTTTGCCAACCTCCTGCTCTGTGGCCCTGCTGGCACCGGGAAGACCACCCTTGCCGGTCAGCTTGCTGAGTCCCTCAGCCTCCCCTTCGGATCCGTCAGTTGCACGGCGGGACTCTCTGAGTCCGTCTTCACCGGTCGGATCATGCCGTCGGTCAGCGGTGAGTGGACCTATCGGTCCACGCAGTTTGTTGACCTGTTCACCGGAGGTGGTGTCTTCCTCGCTGACGAGTTCGACGCAGCAGATCCCAATCTGCTGACCCTCATCAACTCGGCCCTTGCAAATGGCTTCCTCCACAACCCCGTCTCCGAAGAGACGTTGAAGCGCCACGACGACTTCGTCTTCGTCGCTGCCACGAACACATGGGGCTACGGTGCCGACCGGCAGTACACCGGACGAAGTCCTCTCGACGCTGCCACCCTCGACCGGTTCACCGGTGCCAAGTTCCACGTTGACTACTCCGAACAGATCGAAGACTCGATCTGGCAGACCGTCAGCGACTCCGAAGTTCGCTCCCGGTTGCGGAGCGCCATCTCCGACCTCCGGTCGTGGATCAAGCGAGAGCGTGCCCCCTACGTCGTCGGCACTCGTTCGATCGTTGCAGCAGCGAAGCTGGCAGCGACCGGAACCGAGCCGGAAACCGTCCTGTCCCGCCTGACCGTTGACTGGTCCGAAGCCCACCGCAAGCAGGCCGGGCTCTGACTTCACCACCCGCATCCTGAAAGGATCACGCCATGAAGTACGTCATGAACACCCGCAACCACATCTTCACTGTCTTCGACAGCATCGAGGACCTCGTGGATCAGGCTTTCTGCTGCCACGATCCCGAGCAGTTTGCAACTCGTTGCAACCCCACGATTCGGTACGAGGGTGACTTCCGCCAGTTCTGCGTGAAGCAGGCCGACCGCCTGAAGGGCCGCGAACGGTGGGTTCTGGGGGTCAGGGACCGCCGGACCACGCTGGATCTGCTCGAAAATCCTCCGGATTGGATGGTCGAGAGGGCGCACGAGTGCCTCGACCAGATCCAGACCGCGATTGCAAAGCAGCACGAAGGCACCGCGCCGCGCCGCAAGCGTCTCCGTGGCCTCGAAGACGGCGACACCCTCATGCTCGAACGGGTCATGACTCGCCACCCCGAGCCGTGGGAGCGCATGCACCGGCCCGCAGTTCCGCACAAGATCGTCCGCATCATGGTCAATCCGGTTACGTCGGCTGGCGAGGACAAGCTGAACCTTGTCTATCGTGGTGCTGCTGCCGTTGCAAGTGCCATGCAAATCGAGGAGCAAGGCGGCAAGGCCGAGATCTGGGCGGGCAACTGCGTCAGCGACGGCACCACAGCGTTTGGTGCTGCCAACTTCAGCCAGCTTACGCTGGTCAAGCCTGCCAACGAGCCGACGACCATCTCCCGCACCCTCGCAACGGTTGCGCACCTTGGCTTCTTCCGCTGCGTCATGCTCAACGCATTCCAGAACAGCGCAAAGACCTCCGCCGAAGGTCACGCTTACGGACGGTGCGCTGACATAAGCAAGCCCGTGCTTGACCACGTCAAGCCCGACGTGATGATCGACTGGAAGGACACGTCCCTGACCGCAGCCTGTGCAGCCGTGAGCCGTTCGATCGAGGCCGCCGAGGCTGCCTGAATCCGGAATCCCGGAAATCCCCCCTTCGGGGGGGTGAAGTTTTTTCTACTTTCCCTGTTGACAAGCCTGACCAGTGCCGATAGATTGGCTGGACATCGGTGGCGAGTTGCCGCCCCAACGAAAGGACACAGCCATGCAGACCCTCATCCCCATCGTCGTCATGTCCGACGGCGAAACCCACGACACACTCGACGGATGCACCATCGCATTCGTCACACCCCAGCAGCTTGGGGACCTGACCGACGGCGCGTCACTCAGTGACATCAGCCCCAGCATCACCATCTGTCCCAGCATCACCACCAACTCCTGAAAGGACCACACCCATGTATACCTTCGACATCCAATCCGCAGCCGAAGACTGGCTCGACAACAGCTCGCTTTTCGAAGAGGTCGTTAGCCACGTCACGGAAACTTTCGGCACGCCGGACGACCTGCACCCCGACGTTGAGGCTCCTACGTTTGCAGACTCGCACAACTTCGATAGCGCAAGAGATGCTGCAATCGAGGCGGTCAGCGATGCCATTCACGACGACATCGAGAACATGGTCACTGACTACCTGAACAAGTTCCGCGACGAGTTCATCGCTGACAGTGTGCAGGACGCCGTGCAGGACGAGTACGACCAGTGGCAGGACGATGTGACCGACGAGAGCGACGAACTCAAAGAGAACGACGCAGAGAACGACGACGACGACGACACCGAAGAGGACACCGAAGAGGAGGAAACCGAATGAACCACGAACAGATCGCAGAGATCATCCGCGACCTCGACCTCGACCCAAGTCTGTGCGCTGCGGAACAGCGTGACAGGATTGCATGGGAGTTTGCAGACGCTCTCGATTGCATGGCCCACGAACACAGCGCTTACGACTCTCGCACCTTTGTTGCACTTGCAACCGACAGTCCCTGAAGGAGATGACAATGACTGACGTGACCATCACTGAAGAAGAGTTTCGTGAGCTGGTGCTTCACACCCACCTGCTGGCAGCTGGCATCATGCACGGCAAGATCGACACCGAGCTTGATGGCGAACACAGTGTGGCGTGCCAGTTGTTTGCATGGACGGACATACTTCTCCGTCGGCATCTCGGTGGGGAAGACGACCCGAGGATGGCAGCGTACCTTGAAGTTCTGCACAAGCAGTACGTCAGGTATTTCAACAACTTCGAAGAAGGAGATAACAATGACTGACAACGACCGCGAATACAACGGGTGGACCAACCGGGACACATGGGCGTTCGCCCTCTGGGTGGACAACACCGAACTCTCGTACAAGACTCGCATGGAGATTTGCAGGTGCGTTGCGGAGCAGGGCTCTGGCGTCACCGTTCTCGGTGAGGAGCTGGAGCGTTTGAGCAAGCACCTCCTGATTGTCAGTGGCTGCACCGACCGTATCGCCCTCGACAGCGTGGACTTCCACGAGATCGCGGAACACTGGTGGGAGGACGTTGAGGAGTATGCGCCGTCCGAGGAATCCGAGTATGATCGGAGGATGCGCGACGAGGACGAGGAGGGCGACATCCTGATGCGTCGTGACAAAGAAGACAGAGAAGACTGAGCATTCATCTCCGAGCCCTCCGTCGCAGCCACTGTGGCGTGAGGGTTTTACTAGCCTCTGGCTGGTCCTTTCACCTTCCCCTCGGCGCAAGCCGGGGGGAGGGTTTCAATCTCCTTTGCAAGCCTCGTTGGTTTGCAACTTGTACCTCCTGCGGCAACGCTGCTGGCGCAGGAGGCTTTCCCGAACATCTTGCAAGGCCACGGGCACGGTGCGACGGCACTGTCAAGGGGGGCGGTTTATGTAGGAGGCAGGTGCATCGTGCCGTCAGAACTACTCAACCCCCCAGCCCGTGTGCAGCAACTAACCCTGAAAGGATTGATGATAACCATGAACATGCAGAAGACCATCCACGCCGTGCTTGAAGCCATCACCGAAGTGCTGGAGCAGACGACCACCAACGGCAACGTCACCAGCGAGAAGCTGCGCAAGGCACAAGCGGAGCTTGCGAAGAAGAAGACTACGGACACGGAGGAATGACGAAGGCCGAAAAAACTGGATACAAAAAACGAAAACCCGCCTGATTGCTGTTGACGAGGGGGGTTGACAAAGTGATTATGTCCCCGTTCGAAAAGAGATCGTAAGGAGTAGATCCCATGCTTGATGAAATGATTACCGTTGCTGTCGTCTCGGAAGATGGCACCGTCTCTGTCGAAGACATGCCCAACACGCTTGTCGAGTTTCAGACCAGAGTCGGTGGCTACATCGAGCCGGTCACGTTCAACTGGAACGGGCAGGAATGCACTGCCTACGTTGACGAGGAAGGACTCGTCAAGGGTAGGCCCATGAACGTCATGCTGTGTGCAATCGCAGGTCACCCGTTTCTGGTGGGCAACGGCGTGCTTTGTGGCGGAGTAGATCAGGACGGCAAGACCCTCGGTTTGCCCAAGACCTTTGCGAACGTGTTGCGGGGTCTTGGTAGTCAACTCGTTTCAGGGTGCGACCTCTCGGACACGCAGGCTGAGGCGTCTGGCTAATCCACCTGTCGATCTACTCTTTGCATCCCCCTTTCGGCACCAGTCAGCCGGGAGGGGGTTTTTCATATCATCTGTTGACAAACCTGTCGGCATCACCTAGAATAGTGACCACATCTGTGTGGTTCACAGAACAACCCAAACCTGAAGGAGATACACATGACGTTTGGAATCGTTGACTCTGCCGAAACCGTGAGCGTTCTGCTCGATCACGCCCAGCGCCTCTACCCGGTCCTCTGTCACTTCGAGGGCTGGAACGCTCCCAGCGAGATCGAGTGGGACACGGTCATGGAGGGCTGGTCCGAGAGCAACCCGGGCAGGGAAGCGTGGGATGCGCTCGAAGCGGAGATGTGCCGGGGCATGGACATGGCTGCGGCGGCGATCGCTGCCTCCGGCGTTGACATCAGCGACATCAGCGACACGCCGATGGTGTTCCAGCGCGGCGACCTCATCAAGTTCATCACCAAGCAGTTCCGCAAGGCGATCCTCGATCGCAAGTTCGAGGAGATGTTCAAGGCGGAGGGCACCGACAACTCTGACTAATGTAGGCGGAGGTGTCCGAGGCGCCCTCGGGACACTGACGCCGCAGGTGTGTGGGGGGCCGCGCATCCCACACACCTGCTTGTATACACGCGGAGTACTACTCACAAAGGAACAGGATGTCTTCTAAGAATCAGTTTTGCGTAGATTTCGATTGGATGGCTCACCAAGTGCGAACGCAGCGCCTGAGCGTCAGTGAGATTGCAAGAGCCGCAGGCGTATGCCGACACACCGTTCACAACATGATTACACACCCACAAGACGCGAACCCACGACTCAAGACTTGCAAGGCCGTGCAGTCATCGATCGAGAACCTCGTAGAGAAACTTGAGTCGGCACGACAAGAAGCATGACCATGACGTTGCCTATTAGCGCCATTCATTCGACCGACCTGACGGACAGTTGCCCGCGCCGCGTGCTTCTGCGTTGGGAAGGCAAGCTCCTGCCACACGCTCCAACCGCATTGGTGCGTGGGATGATTGCAGGTGCATCGTGCCAGTTCATGCACGAAACCAACACATGGGATGACGCTGCCGCCGCAGTGGCATGGGGGCTTGAACAAACCAAGCGTGACCTCATCCAAGACCGGCGCGAGATGACAGATGCGGTAGAGAAGAACCTCGACGAGATCCTCGAAGAGATTGAGAAGGTGGTTGAGCAGTATTCCCTGCGCTTTGCAGACAAGTTCTCGCAGACCGTCTTCATCGGTTGCGAAACACCTTGCAAAATGAAGCTGGGCGACACCGAGTTTGCAAGCCACACCGATTTGATTGTCCGGGATTCCGGAAACGCATTCGGTTATGGCAAGGACAGATTGCTGATCTTCGATTGGAAGTGGCGCAAGGACGCACCAACCAAGGCGTACTTGGCTCGCAACATGCAGTTTGCCATGTATTGGATCATGGCAAATCAAGGCGAGTTTCTGGTCGAAGAGTGGGCCGGGTATCGACCGATCCCCAATGCAACGGACGCTAAGGTAATATGGGTGCATCTGCCGCACCTGAAACCCTACGGCAGAAAAACAGTAGTCAAGGACGACGATGGCACGGAGCGCGAATACAAGAAAGGCGACACCCGGCCCACACATTCTGTCCTCCGGTATGCGAACTTCATGCCGGAACACCGAGACGCCGTGATCGCGGCGATTCAGAAACGAGTTGATATGTACAAGGCCGGTTTCTTCCCGGCCACCCCTGACCCGGCCAAGTGCCACCTGTGTGAAGCTGAGAGCTTCTGCCACCGATTCGACACCAGCCCACTTGAAGGAGATAACAATGGGTGAACTGATTTTTGCAGAAGAGGAAGAGCGGTTCATCAAGAACCGCTTTCGACTGACCGACGACCAACTGGAGGTCTTCCTGTGCGCTTCCAAGCGCTACGGGCTGAACCCCATCGCGAACCAGATCTACCCGCAGCTTCGCGGGAACAACATGACGATCACGACCGGCATCGATGGCTACAGGCTCATCGCTGACCGGACTGGCAAGTACGCAGGGAACGACGACCCGGTCTTCGACGACGAAGCCCAGCCCCGCAAGGCTACTGTGACCGTCTACAAGATCGTGGGCGGGCAGAGGTGCGGGTTCACGGCGACGGCACGCTGGGACCAGTACTTCCCCGGAGAGAAGCAGGGCTTCATGTGGAAGAAGATGCCCCACCTGATGCTGGGCAAGTGCGCAGAGGCCCTTGCTATTCGCAAGGCTTTCCCCGCAGAGCTTTCCGGGCTCTACACCCAAGAGGAGATGCAGCAGGCGTCTGCTCCTGACAACGGGCACACCGAGGTGGAGCCCCCGCGTCCACAGCGTGAGGTTCCTGAGGCCGCACCCGAGACGGAGGAGTCCAAGAACTGGAAGGCTCACCTGATTGAAGTGGTCAGGGAGTGGACTGGTCAGGACGACGTTCTCGGCATGTGCAAGCAGGTCTTGGAGTTTCATGGCTTCCCGACCGACGGGACCGCAACGAACGAGATGGCGAAGATTGCAGCCACAAGGTGCAAGCAGTTTTCGTCCGAGAGCAAGACGTTTGAAGAAGCGATTCTTCAGCCCAAGGATGAAGAAGTTTCACAGGACAATCACACCGAAGAAGAGGCACCGTGGTGAACGAATCAAAGGAAATCACAAAGGCTGTGCGTGAGCAGCAAATCGAGCAGCATGAATCGTGGTACGTCGGCATTCAGGACCAAGACACCGCGTTCAAGCTGTCAGCACTCGAAGATCACATCTTCGACGCAGAGGCCAAGGCCAAGTCGTCTTGGATCACAATGGGCTGGGCGTTGCGGAAGATCCGGGATGAGGATCTTTACAAGCCCAAGTACGCCACGTTTGCAGAGTACGTCGAGCATTCGCTCGGCTACAAGAAGTCGTGGGCCTATGAAGTCATCGACGCCAGCGAGGTGGCGAAGACTGTGCCAATCACTGCGACCGCTCAGGCCCGCGTCCTGACAGGGCTTGACCCCGAGGAGCAGGCCGATGTCTGGCAGAAGGCGGAGGACTTGGCGTTCGATGCGGGCAAGCGAGGCGTCACTGTCGAGACGCTGAAGCAGGCCAAGGGCGAGGTGATCCCTACGGAAGATCCGATTCCGACCCAGCCGAAGGAGTCGGAAGAAGAAGAGGACTCGCCGACTGACGGTCGTGCCTTCGTTCTGGAGGCGACCAAGACTCACCGCCAGTGGCTGCGCGAGTTCGCCGCTGCTGTGAAGAACGACATGGGCGCGTCGGAGGGCGCACACTGGTTCGATGCCGACCAGTTCGTTGCCAGTTTGCAAAATGCAGCGAGACTGCTGAAACTGGCGGCACCCGAAGCCGATTGTCCTTACTGTGAGGGTAAGGGATGTGACAGTTGCAACCACCTTGGGTGGCTTCCGAAGGGTGTCTACGACGCCCTGCCCGACGACATGAAGGCTTGACATGGAAAACTACGATCCGCTTGATGTGCCGATTTCTGAAACGACCAGCCCGTCAATCGTGCTGATTGCACTTTCGAAGTGGATCGAC